GGAGCTTGTGCATTTTGCTGCGTACTACGAGTTGAAGTCAGATATGGAGGAAGAGGCAATGCAGCGCGCAAAGCAAAGGCGGCGGTAGTATTGACTTATTGCTAGGCAGCCGTGGCAAAGGACGTAACCCTGCTGATCAAGCTAAACGATCAGGCCAGCGGCAAAATTAACAAGGTCACCAATAGCACTAAGCGGCTCGAGAAGGCTGCCAACGGGGCGCAAAACAGTATTAGACGAACAAGCAAAGGAATTAGGGATACAGGCAGGGCTGCCGACAAGGCTTCAAAAGGAGTCAACAAACTTGGCAAGGCGATTCGTGGCCTTGCCGCTGGCTTTGGTGTTTTCCAGGCGGGCAAGTTCGTTATTTTCAAAACCGCAGAACTTGAGCGGCAAACAAAGAGCCTTGAGGTGCTTACTGGCTCGCTAGGCAACGCTCGTAGCATCATCAAAGAGCTGCAGCAGTTCGGTGCTGTAACGCCATTCACAAGTGCAGAGCTGATCGAAACGGCTAAGCGTTTGAAGGCGTTTGGTTTTGAGACAGAACAAATCGTTGACGTCACGAAGCGGCTTGCTGACGTTGCTGGCGCGACTGGCGCCGATCTTGGCGGCATCGCTACGGCCTTTGGTCAAATTCAAGCCAAAGGAAGGCTGCAAGGCGAAGAGTTACTGCAACTCCAAGAGCGGGGGATTGGGTTGCAAGATGAGCTGGTCAAAATGTACGGCTTCACTGCGGAGGAGTTCCGCAAGGCGCTTGAGGGGGGACGCATCAGCGCGGATGCGGTCAATGTGGCGCTTCAAAACATCACCAACACAGGCGGCAAGTATGCGAACGGTGCAATCGCTCAGTCGGAAACATTGGCTGGCAAATTCAGCACCCTTATCGACAACATTACAGTTCTAGCTCAAAACATTGGTGAAGTTTTAGCGCCAGTCTTAAAAGAAATTCTAAGCATTGCAAATAATGCTTTGAGCAGCATAAATCGTCTATTTACAAGCGAAATATCACGCAAGCTTTCTCTTGGACGCCTTGCATTGCTTGATCCTGGTGGCACGCTCACCGACCTCAAAAATTTAACAAACACTGTGTTGTCAGTAAATGTCGGCACAATGTCAAGTGAGGGGTCCGTCGTTGCGCTTTCAAATGAACTTAAAGCATTGCAAAGACAAGCTGAAGAGGTAGGCGCAAGTATTAACCGGTCAAGGGTTTTTAAAGTAACCTCCGAGGAAAAGGAAGCTTTTGAAGGTCTGCAGGGGGCTATTCAATCCCAGATTGAAGCATTAGGACTACGGCAAAAACTTTTACAAGAAGTCACCAAGCCAGATACCAGCCCAATCCCAGTACCTGAACTTTTAAAGCGTACACAAACAACAACAACAACAACAAAGAAGTCACCTGAGCAGATTGCTCTTGAAAAAGCAGAGGCAGTAAACGCTAGATTAGTAAGGCAAGCGCAAAACCGGCTTGTAACTGAACGCGAGATTGTCAACAATCGCCAAGAAGAAACTAGGCACCTAATTCTTGCGGCCGAAAAAGGACAAGAATTTGCCGACTTCACTCAACGAGTTCTTGACCTTGTAAAACAAGGCATTTCTTTTGACGAAGCCTTCAAGCTTGAAAAGGCTAACCTTGACGCTCAGCGGTTTACGGCAGAATTAGAAAGGCAAAAGCAATTTGCCGCAGAGATAGGCCAAACCATTGAGCAGGGCATCACGGGCGCAATCATGGGCGCTATTGAAGGCAGCAAGTCGTTGAGCGAATCCTTAACAGGCATCCTGCGTCAGCTTGGCGGAATGTTCTTAAGCGCGGGCATTGGAAGCTTTGGGACTGCTGCCAACCCAGCGGGTTCTGGGCTACTTGGGTCTTTATTCGGCAAAAGAGCAAATGGCGGCACCGTGCGAGGTGGGCGTTCTTATGTGGTTGGCGAGCGTGGCCCCGAGCTATTTACACCAGGCCGCACAGGCAGCATCGCTCCAAATAAAGCAATAGGCGGCAGCACTAGCATCGTCGTCAACGTCGATGCGTCTGGCACGGAAGTTCAGGGCAACCAAGGCGGTGCCGACCAGCTTGGCCGCTTGATTGGTGCGGCGGTACAGGCAGAATTGATTAAGCAGAAACGACCTGGAGGACTTCTTACCCGCTGATGGCCACTTTCCCTTCGATCAATCCAACGTATGGGGCGAGCAAGCGTAGTCGTCCCAAAGTCCGTAACGTCCAGTTTGGAGATGGTTTTTCGCAGCGCCTAAGATACGGCCTCAACCAAGATCCCAAGCAATGGAATTTGACGTTTGAGGTTTCAGAAACTGACGCCGATACGATTGAATCATTCCTTGAAGCACGTGCTGGTGCGGAAAGTTTTGACTGGTCCCCACCGGACGAAACTGAAACCTATAAATGGATTTGCCAAGACTGGTCGAAGTCCATACCGTATCTGAACAGGGCAACGATCACTGTTACGTTTCAGCAGGTGTTTGAGGCATGAGCGAACTTTTTGAAAATCTACTTACGTCTAGTCCGTTTGCAATCATTGAGCTGTTTCAGCTCCAGCTAGATGCTGACATTCACGGCAGTGATACAACCCATTATTTTTTTAGCGGGGTCAACCAAAAGACAACTTCAGGGCAAATAATCTTTGCGGGCGAAACTTACATTGCATTGCCTATCGAGGCGGACGGCTTTGAATACAAGGGTGATGGAACGTTGCCACGCCCAAGTATGCGGATAGCGAACACTGACAGTTTTGTTAGCGCAATCTTGCTGGCTGTGAATGAGACGACGCCAGGCAACGACTTGACTGGAGCAAAACTGACGCGGATCAGAACTTTGAGCCGCTTCCTGGACGCATCTAATTTTGACAGCAATACAAACCCTTACGGAACGCCTGACCCTACGTCTACCGGCGAGATGCCTAGAGAGGTTTATTTTGTTGATCGCAAGGTTGCTGAAAATCGAGATCTAGTTGAATTTGAGCTGGTGTCAATATTTGACATGGAAGGCGTGACTGCTCCGCGTCGCATTGCTCTAGACAATATTTGCCAGTGGACATATCGCGGCCCTGAGTGTGGCTATACAGGCGCTGAATTTACGGAAAACGACGTTTCTGAAGTAACTGAAGCTGCTCCTAACCTTACGTTTAACACTGGTGATAACCAGTTAACTGCAGGCAGTCAGATAGAAGACGGCGAACAACTTGTATCGTCGAATGGCTGGTATCGCTTGCGTGTTCAGCCTGATGGCAACCTTGTTATTTACGACAAAGCTGGCACTGCCGTATGGGATCACGGGAACGGCGTGCGGAGCCCCCAAGGTGACGGAAATTATCACCTAATTATGCAGGTTGATGGAAACCTTGTTATGTATAACACGGACACGAGAGAAGTAATTTATAGCAGCAATACTGACCTTAAAGGCGCTGTATCAGCTTTGTCGTTTACAGGTTTTTATCCGGCAGATATAAACATCGGCCGCCGTGGGGCGTTCGGGCATGAAATCAATAATGGTGCTCCGGCATCGCTTACTTCCACAAATACAGAGAGAAAAACTTTTACGCTAGGGACGCGAACGTTAACCGTAGATCTTGCGTTTACAGCTCAAGATCTTCCAGACGATCACTTCAGCGGAGCCGCATTTAACTGGAGCGAGCCGACGGTAACGTTTGTTAGTTCAACAGGGTTGTTCAATCGGAATGAGACTGTCAACTTAAACGTCAGCGTTGGCAGCGGGAATGATTTTCGCGATACACCTGAGGGTGTGCTGACCACTGTTGGCATTGCCGTGCAAATTACAAATACAACGGGCTATACCAACAATGTTGCCCAGCTTGGCAACGCTGGCAAGCTCAAAATTTACGTCACGGATGTTGGAAACACTGAAATTGATCTAAACGGCATTTACATTGCTGATGAACCAACGATTACTACAACAACAAATCTTCCCCCTGAAGACACTTGCGGAAAGCGGTTAAGTAGCTGCCACCGTCGTTTTGGATCGGATGCAAATGGGCTACCGTTTGGATCATTCCCGTCACTTGGTCGAAACATCGGATGACGCACTGGAAAGCTGACGCACTTACTCATGCGTTAGAGGAGTCACCACGCGAAGCGTGCGGTTTGGTGGTTGTAGTCAAAGGTCGTGAACGTT